CGTGTATATCTTCTTCAGGGATATATTTTGTTTCAATAGGAAGTATACTTCTGAGACTATCTTGAAAATGTATTATTGTGCTTATATTATTAAAACGCCCTATTATAGAATAGGTTTGTTCTTTGTCTGTTGATATTGCTTTTATAAACACTAATCTACCTCTAGCTTTGCCTCTAATTGGAACCAATCTACATTCACACTCGAAACCATTACAAGCTAAGGTATCACTTTTAGGAGTTGCACCTATTCGTACAAAAGTGCTAAATCTATGGCGCTGTCCATTATATCCCTTACACGATCTACAATGCTTCTTAGTTGGTCCAAGTACCCACTCCACCATAGCGTTTGCTTTAGCAGATCCAAAACCAAGATTATACATTGGATCAATAGATTTATTATACCACTCTCTGCCTTTACTTACGGCTTGTGAGAGAGTTATTTCTCCATGTTTTATTTTATTTCCTAAGTTGGTAACAAAGGTAGATTGCCTAGTTATATGGTTATTTATTTCAATCGTTTCACTCTCAGTTATTTCAACTTCTTCCACACCACCGTCGAATAAACCATCAAGAAAAGCTTTTCTAGACATTCTTCTTATTAATGCCCGAATTCGGATAGACCATTGCTGTCTGGTCATGTTGCCTTTTATAAATTCAGTAGTAGTGTCTACAAATTGATCTTCAAAATCAATCCTGGTAGCTTGTATAGCTTTAGTAGTAATTCTTAATCTAGCTTCTCTAAAATAGGAAGAAACAGTTTTATCCCCATTGTGATTACTTAATTTATCCATTAACCAATCAGATATACTACCTCTAGTGTAAATGGGAACAAATTCCTTAAATCGTTTTAAACTTTTCCTTCTAATAAAAGTGTACCAGTTACTAAGTTCTCTTAAGGCTTTCTCCTCTGTCCATTCATAATTCTCTAATTCAGCCACCATAAGTTTGAAATGTTTTTGAGAGGAAGGGGGTATAATTTCACCTTCTACTACATCGGATTCGTCTATAGAAGGAGGCAATGGTGGGGGTTTTGTAGGTGGAGACCCACCATTTGACTCACTACCCGTTTCAGTTAGAAATAAATTAGGTATCTTATCTGGCGGCACTAAAGTCACTCCAGTTGGGAACATAAAGGCATCGCCATTTTCTAATTCATTTAACCCTTGTCTTTTTCTTGCTTCATTAATGGTAATTATTCCACCAATTAAATTTTCAGTAGTTAATTGAGCTTCTTTTAAATCATTCTCACTTACTCTATCAAATTCAGATGTGTCTAATTCCAATCTATCTAATTCAAATTTAGAGCCAAATAAAGGTAATACCATTATATTTAGATATCTTATAATTTGATTAGCACGGGGTATTAAATTAGTCACATAAAAGCGATAAGTATCCTCATCTCCTTGTTTATATCCGGCTATATCTGAATTACCCAATATAACCTCAGGTACACCAAATTGATCCAATATTCTCTTCTTGGTATCAGTAACATAAGCTATTATTTGGTCATATCTAGGATAATCCAATGGGGTAACGTCCAAACCGGTAGGAACAAAAAAGAAATTACCAACCTGATCTACTCCTCGACTTCTCATTCTGGCATTTTCAAGCGCTTCTCTATTAGAGGCTAAAGTAGACCCAGCTACTCCTGAACTAGAAAGAGCGTCTTTTTGTGAAACTGCGGCTTGTGCCTGAATTCCGTTACGAAAATGAGCCAACACTGCTCTTTGGATAGAATCATCAATATTTAAAGAATCCATAACTGCTAACACATCAGGATATCCTCTAAGATCGTCATAGGGATTAAACCCATGAGTATAAACGACTTCATATTCTTTATATTGTACAGGTTTAGAATTATTAAATGGTGCATAAGTATAACCATCTATTCTACCTGTATAATCCAAGATTTCAACCCCCAGAGGGTTTAACCAACTCAAACCGACTAAAGGATTAGTATGAGGATCCACCGGAAAATTTTCATCTACTCTAACTAATTCTAAATAATTGGCATCATAAAGAGTTAGAGCTATTGCTATTCTAAATATTAAATTAGTACCTTTAGTAGATTCATATTCATTTAATAACCTAAAAATAGGATGTCTAGGTTTAATATCCCCACTTTCCGCTACAATTTCACCACCCCATTTGCCCGTTACATCATCCGGTCTATCGTCAAATCGTTTAATTACTAAAGGTAAAGAAGCTATACCGGTTGCGATTAATTCTATACATTTTTCTACATAACTAATAATTTGATAAGCTTGAGCCGCTCCCCAATCTGATCTGGTAAATCTATCATCTCTTCCCCCTCTAGCATAGATAGAATTGAGATTAGCCTCCCCTAAATTAAGATGCTTAACATGTTCTCTCTTGGGGTCTGAGAGAATGCTTTTATGACTAGGATATTTATTAAGCAAAAAATCAGTTATTGTGCCCATTTAATTACTCGTCAAAACTAAACATACCGGCATATCCCAACATTCTGGTGATAACTGTATCATCATGCCCATCCCCAATTGCCTCATAATTATATAAGCCCGAAGTAGTTCTTTTAGTTACAAAAGTTTTCATTTCCATATTTCCATAATCAGAATCCATAACTTTATATCCATGATCATGTAAACCGTCTCTAAAAAATAAGACCAATTCTTTCTTTATTGGATTATTCATAACTACTGGTCTAATTTCAAATTCAAATTTATCTTTTTCCATCTCTTTAGCTAATTCAAAAATTTGACTACTACCCATAGAATTACGTTCTGGTCTAATATATTGAGCATTCCAATAATAAAGGTGTTTACGCATTTCTCTTCTTATTACATCCCAATCTTCTTTACGCCATCGACCCATAAATACTTCTCTATTTAATTGTCTATCTGCTATAGATAAACAAGCATAATCGTCATCTTGCCCCCAATCTATGCCAGCATAGCGTATATGAGCCATTCTATCTTCTTCTTCCATATCGAAATAAGAATCAACTAAGAATTTCTCAATATTGTTACCAAAAACACTACCACCAGTAGTTAAAAAGGCTGTAATAATATCTTCTGGGTATTCTTGATTAAAATCACTCTTAATTTCTTTAATTTTATCCCTACGAAAATTAATTTGCCCTGGTGATAATTCGAATCCACCTTGTTTAGCTTTTTTAATTACAGCTATTTCTTCCTCTGTATATTCCATTATGCCATTTCCATTATCGTGGACATAACATCTATAGTATAATCTTCACCCCACCACCAAGGATAGAAATGAATTATCCATTTGCCGGGTTTCTGTACTGTCTTCCACACCCAACCTTGTGCACCGTTAGTAGTAGTTTCAAAGATACATAATCCATTTTTTGATAAGCCTTGCAACGCACCAGCTATAATTAATTCAGGATTAGGCCAAAAGGCTACTTCACTACCATGAAAGAAATTATATGTACCTCCTCTACCCTTACCTCCTTTTTTAGCACCAGCCTTAGTCTTTCTATCACCACCAGCCGTACCAATAGTGATTTCGCTATTATGGGGTAAGAACGAGGTAATAGCCGCATTATCTCTTAATCTTTCTAAAGGAAATCCATCAGGTAAGAAATCATAAAAAATTTTAACCATTCTACGTAATTTAGCGGTAGTATCAGCATCATGCGCCATAATAGCGCCCCTAATAGATCTTTTACATATCTCCTCAAATAACCAACCCACTATGGCAGTGGAAAATCCTAATTGTCTTGCTTTAATTAGTAGATGAAATCGACGACCAGCAGCATAATGTTCTTTAATGGAATTAATAAAATGGCGTTGTGCTCTATTATAAATAAAAGGCACAATTTCATCATCTTTATTTTGTATCTGTAGGTTACTAGCAGCAAATTCCTCAGAACTAATATTTAAGAGCTTATTGCTCTTTATACGCTGCAACCTCGACAATGCGCCCAGCTCTTTTAAGTAACTCAACAGCTAATTCCTTATCGAACCCATAGATAATCATATCATCGTAAGTAATGGTGCCATCTCTCAATATGTCGGCAGCCTCATCGCGCCAGTCAACATGCCTAACGGTTAATTTATCTCTAGAAGTACCTAACAACTTAATTTCTTCCTTTAAAGCATTTAGCCATACCGCTAACTCTCCAACTATCTTAGCCACTTTTTTTATTTCCTGTAGTTCCATATATTGGCGGTCTAAATGAGCAGACGTCGACACCATCGCGTCGTCTTTCCACTGTTGTCTTAACTTTCTTAAATCACCACCAATGGTGGCAGCAGAAAGAGGCTCGCCAGATCGCTCGTTTACGATACCGTGTTCTGTGGCTAAAATTTGGGAAATTTGGAGTTTACTTTTGCCCGCCAGCCTTAATTCACTAACCAAAGCAAGTCTATACTTCAATTTATCCTGGATGACAGTTCCAGATTGAACGGGGACTAATACACTATGTTCTGACACTTAAAAATCTCCAATAAATTTATTCTAATAAGATTAAGTGTCGAGTCGATTTTAAATAATAAATTTAAGTATTGGTATTCTCAATAAATCTAAGTATAGAAACTCATAAATAACTTTAAGTATACTTCTATTATAACACACAAAAATAGGAAGAGACAATAGAACAGGAGTTCTAAATGTTAAGAACATGTTGGGGTTCGATTTAATTCTGACAAAATCTTAAGCAAATTTTAAGGTATAAATACTTGACACGAAATACCAAGATGTGGTATAATGAAAATATAGATAGAGAGACTTCCTCTCTATACATCAAGGAGAAACAAAGATGAACCAGAACGAACGAAAAGCGGCAGAACTAATCGAACGGTTCAAAGATGCAGAAACGCCGTGGTCCGAGGAGCAAATCGCCATCGCAGATGAACTCACTTCACTATTACAGGTTCTCGGATGTAAAAGTGACGAGATGGACATTTACGTCACAATTGGTTATGCACCAAAGAACAACGGAGAGAAAATCCTTCGTACACTTCTAAAATCGTAACACAGAAGGTCGAAACCTCCACTATATGGTGGAGGTCTATGGGAATAAACCCATACTGATGAGACCCAAGGAGAAAATATAATGAATCGCAACGAGCAAAAGAAAGTAAAAC